AACCCAGATTTTATATTCTCACGTCTACTTTGAAGAAACTTTTCAGCATCCTCTTTAGTTCCTCCCATAATCTGCATAACGTCTTCTGCGGTAGCGTTTGAAGAAATATTCATTCCAGATATGAGTTTACCAGGATCTAAATTTTCCCCATACACTTGTTGTAGAGAAGAGTAGTTTCCTAGTCCAGAAAATCCAGACTTAGATGTAGACTCTCTAGTAATCATTTGCTCTAACTGTTGCGCCTGCTTTAGATTTGCCTCAGTTACAGGACCTCCTCCTGCAAATCCGGCGGCTGATCTGGCAAGAGCATCGCTAACCGCGTCTACGTTAATTTGGCCTAATCCCATATTCTGTTGAACAAAGTCTGCAGTTGTTTTTAAGAACTTTCCAGATTTTGAAAAATCTAAACCAGCAGCGACGCCTTTCTTAAGCATCTCTACGTTCTTCATCATGGAATCGGCGTAGCTTGTTCCTCTAGTTGCTCCAGTGAATATATCTGCTGCGGATGCTTGATCTTCAATAGAGGTGTTTGTTCTGTTGAGCATTCTTTGCATTAATGGTAAATGTGTAGCTCCGTAATTACCCATTATGGATTTTGCAACACCAAGTTGTTGATTCGTTTCTTGCAAAGAAAAGCCTTCCTCTCCACCTAGTTGTTGAAGAGCTGTTATCATGTCTCCGCTAGTTCCGCCTCTCATATTTGCTAATCTAATCTGTCTTAGATTTTTTGCAGAACCTAAGGCAGTATTAGCTAATCGGTTTTCTTCTTGAACTGCTTCAGCCTCGTTCGCTCCACCTTGGATCTTACCTTGAGCGAATGAGGAGTTCTTACCGCCTCCCCAAAGGGTAGCGATTGAGGAAATACTTTTTCCCCATTTTGCAGGACTTAAACTAAACAGGTCGTCGGCTGTTTGTGAAATACCTGATCCCCAACCTCCAAAGCCAGACGAACCTTGCTGTCTAGCTGCATCTTCCAAGATACCTTGAAGACCTTGACCTTGTGTGATGTTAATTGCTCCAGTATTAGTTGCCTGGGCTCTCATAGCTCTTACTTGTCGAGTTTCATTTAAAAAGGAGCTATAAATTCCGCCAGCTAAAAAAGGTGAAGCGGCTAGTGCTCCGGCTCCGGCCAATGCCATGCCCGTACCGCTGCCTAAAAACGCGCCAGCACCTCGGACAGCGTTACCAGCTTTTCCTAAAAGTCCAGGAGCAATTGATCCAGCGGACTCTGCCACTTGACGGGCCATAGGTAAACCGATACCAGTTCTAGATCCCACTGCTGCGATTAAATCCTTGGCAGCTTTGGTATCTTTTCTACGCTCTAGCTCTTTAGCTTTAGCCTCATCTTTGAGAGCTTTCTTCGCAGCTTGCTCAGCCTTTTTTCTTTCCTTCTGTTCAGCCTTTTCTTTAAACTCAGCCTTTGCAGCTTCGTGGTGAATTTCCTTTTTAAACTTTTTACCCATTTCTTGATCGTAAACTTCTCCCTTTCCGAGACTAATATACTTAGCCCTCTGGGGGTCGAAATAACTTTGAGAACCTTTTCCAGTATTCCTAGTTATCTCACTTACGATTTCTCTGATTTCTTTTTTTCTTTGGGAAGCTTGTTGAGAATTTTCTGTAGTTTTTCTTACACCTCCGCCAGTGGCAATTCCTCCGGCTCCTCTCTTAAGCTCTTGCATAGCTTGTTTAAGAGAGTTGGCAGCATCACTAAGCATCTTAGTAGACTTGTCAAAGTCTTTGAGAGTGGAGCCTCCAAGTTCAAAGCCTCCCAGCTCTTTTTTAAGATCTTGAATCTGTTGTTTAAGCTTCTGATCCTCCAGTATCGCTTTCAGTTTCAAGTTTTTAGTGATGTTCTTTGCCATTAATCTTCCTTATTAAATTTACTAAAATCAGTTGTAATCTTGTCTGGAAATTTACCCCTGATCTTTTCAGTCATCTTTTGGTCATATTCAGCTACAAACTTTGCATAATCTTCATCGCTCATATACTCTTCGCCCATTTCTTCCATTTCCTTTTTGACCCAGTCTTCGTGGTCCATGAGGGCTTCGTTTGTCTGTTCCTCATAATATTGAGGATCATCTTTGATGCGATGCATCTGATAGAGGACCATAAGTTCCTCTACCGTCATATCTAATAGTTTATCATCATTTAGGGTAGTACCGTACTGAAAACAGTACCATCCCATTAGGAACTTCTGTATGCCTTCGAATGTCGTCAGGTCAGGATTAACAAACTCATTAGCTATGTGTATGAAGTTTTTTACTCCATACTGTTTGCTCATTTTTTATCCTTTTCCTCAACTTCTTCTGACCAAACTTTCTCTCTCCATTCTTTTTCAAATTTCTGAGTTTCTTTATAGAGTTCGATCACTACGTTCGTGTCCTGCAATTCATACCCAAAATCGCTTTGCTCCCACCACTCAGGATACTTGATAACAGTGTGTTTCAAGGTAGCTAGCATCTTGTGGAAGAATTGAGTGTCCTCGTCTAAACCTAATATGCCTCCGTTAAGGATTGCAGTGGTTTTGTCGATCTCTGTGCTAATTCGAATGTTTGGGCGTTTGTATGTGAAAGAGCCTTCAAACTTTTGTCTCGTGTCGTTTCCTTCGAGCTTCAGTTGAAAGGTGTGCTCCTGGGCTGGCAGGGCTTTGATTGACATATAATTCTCCTTTTATTTTTCTTATTTTTTCTTTCATTATAACATGAATTTAAAGGAGATAGATAGAAAAAGGCCCCTAGGCAGGGAGGATTCGCCTAGAGGCCGAGGACGTCTGAGGGAGGCCAAACGTCAGGAGGAAATATAAAATAGAGCTATTAAGCTCCAGCTTCGTCAGATTGTTTAATTCCAACGAAAGAGAGGGTCACTTGACCAATGGATCGGGCATCGATGTTCATGTCTTCTTGAGTACATTTGACGCGCTCAATCAACATCAAGGTGGCACCGTTTACTCGATCTACAAGTTCAGCGGTCAATTCAGGCTGAGTAAGAATATCTTGAAGCTTAGGTCGTAAGCCCAAAGAAATGGCAGACTGTCCAGCAACTCGAAATTGGTTAACAGTAAAGTTTACAGTGTAACCTACCTCAGCGTATTCAGCAGGCTCTAGTTGGTCTAGAACGTCCACTGGCTGGTGAGCGTGGGCTACAGAATAGTTCAAAGATTGTGCGAAGGCAACTTTAGTACCGTTGATTCGGAATACTACTCGTGCTCCTGTTGAAGATTGACTCATTATTTAGTCTCCTTAATACAACCCCAGTTAAAGAGTAAAGTGGGGGTTACGTTCTTTCCTTTACTCTTGTGTAAATAGTTCTAAAGATGCGGTTTTATCAGCTAAAGCAACTGTTAAAGCTTTTGAGCTTCTCTCGGAAAGAGAGGCGGCTCCAGTCTCAAGAGCAGTTTTCACTTCGGCAAAAGCTTTTTTATCAGCCATTGCGATCTCAAGATTTCTGGAAAGCTCGTCGCTCATGGAAGCGGGAGATGCCAAAAGAGCCTCGACTTCGTCGGCCAAGGCTTTACTAACTAGTGCTGTGGTTAAATGTCTTTTTGTTCGATCAGTCATTTCTTACTCCTTACGCGCTCTGTCTGATGTCGTCAAGTGTGATGTCGGCTAGGATGAAGTCAACACCTTGAACAGGAGTGATAGTGATTTGGATAGTTGCAGTGTTTCCGTTCACATTTACTAACAAGTCTTTCCATCCAAGAAGGTCGTTGGTGTCGTCGCCTACAATGATGTCGGCGTTTAGGAAAGTAGTCATGATTGATACGACCGTGTTGTAAATAGCTTCTGCAGTTCCAGTTCTAGCTTTAGTACCAGTGAAGATGTTTTCAAGTTGTTGACGAAGATTGTAGGCAACTGTGTCGGCGGCTTCAAGAACTGAAGGACGGTTGAAGACGAAGTTTGCATCGTTACCGTAAGTAGAGTTGTGGACTACTACACGGAATCCGCCAGAATCTCTTTCTTCTAGAGGAAGGAGGTTAGCATCAATTGCAAGGTCGACTTGAGTCTTCTGATTATAGTTAGAGTGACGTAAGCCATTTACATTGATTCCTTTGAAAGTCGCAGGCTCACCAACTTCGGTTCCAGCTTGAATACCAGCTACGATACAAGCAGCGGCCCAAGGTTCCATCCATTTAAGATTTCCATCAGCTCCAACAATTTCAACATCTTGGAAAAGCATGGAAGCTCGCTCACTATTAAGGTCTCCGGCGGCATCTTGCGAATTAGCAAAAGTATCTTTAATAGAAACGTAACAGTTTCTTTCACTTCGGTTCTTGGTGTTAGAGGCAGTAATACAGTGAGTAACAGCTTGAGTATTTACTGCGGCTAGTGTAAACGTGGAGGCAGGGTCAGTTTCTCCAGAAGTAATCATCGCTGTAGCATCTCTAGAAATCAAAGGAACTACGATGTTAGAACGAAGAGCAAGATGAGCGTCAAATCCGCTTTGGAAGTTAGTATTAGTTGAGGCTCCGCGAGTTCCACCAGTCAAGAAAGTCTTGGCTAGAGCTGCGATTTGGCCTTCAACGTTAGCTACTTTAGTTGCGGTTACTAGGGAAGATTGACCATTGATGATATCAAGAAGCTCTTGTTGAGCGCCTTTAAGATCTGCAGCGGCAGCGGTCAAGTCTACATCAGTTGAAATTGGATCAAGTCTAGTAGCTTGAGTTGCAGCAGGAAGTTTAACGGTCGTAGCTGCAGTGAAAGTTGCTTGAGCGTTGATTAAGTCTACAACATCCTGAATGCTTTTGTTTGCAAGAGTGATGCTGAAATCTTCTGCAGCTCCAGTAGTTGCTACTGTAAGAACTCCGCCTTGAATTGTCAAGTCGGCATCAGCTAGGGCACCCGTATAAGTGATTGTTAATAGTGTTTGGTTAGCGTTCTCAGGAAGAGTCTCAGTTGTCTGACCTTTTTGGATCGTGATGATTCGAGCGTTGGCATCGACTACACCAGCGGCTACGGTCATGCTAATTAGGTTTTCATCTTCTCCAAAATTTCTAGAAGATACGTTAAACAAAGTTGCGGCAGCAGCGTTGGCTAATGCTAGAGCAGATCTAGTTGAAGTGTTTGTTTTATAAATTCGGATGATGCTGGCACCGTTTGCAACTCTAGAATCACGAGCAGGAGCGACTAGAATTCTAGCTGCGTCTACGATTGGACCAGATTTGTAATTTGCGATTAGAGCGGCGATATCCTGAGAAGTATAAGTTACAACTCCAGCAGTTGAACCTGGCTCTCCGCCTTCAGCTTCTCCTAAGATCGCTACGACACCAGTAGGTGCGATTGGGAACCCACCAGAAAGATTGGTAGTAGTTCTTGAATAAGCGCCTGGTTTTCTAATGCTAGCGCCGTTAAAGTTTCGTGTAATTGCCATTTCCTGCTCCTCTTAATTAATAGAGTTTAAATATCTTGTCAAACTCAGCTTTTGTTCCGTTTTGGATTCCTGCCTGTTCAGCGTACTTTCTCATTGGCGCTTTGTGGTGAACTAGGGCTTTTCCGCTCTTAACTAGATGCTGAAAATATGCGTCAAAGTTCATCACAGGCTTTAAATCCGTCTTTGGAGTCG